GTGCATCGTTCGGCCCTGCTCAAAGTCCAAGCGCACATGGGGCTCGGTGACTGGTCGTGGTTCCACGAAGGCCCAAGTGCTGACAACTCGACTTGGATGGGTGAAGACGTCACCTTCTGCGAGCACTTGAAAGCCGCAGGCATTCCGATCTACGTCCACACCGGCTCCAAGGTCGGCCACGTCAAGGGCACGCACTACGTGCTCGATGAGCCAATGTTCAAGATGCTTCACGCAGCCGTCACCGTTGTCGATGCTGACTCCTGACGGGGCTCGCTATTGGACGATGACAGAGAAGCGAGTCGCCCGCCCGTTCCACTTGCGCTGGCTGCAACCGTTCCTCTGCCGTCAAGACGAGCGACGCTGGAAGGCCCTCACATGGGGCTCAGTGGCCGCTGTAGGCGTCCTGACTGCGATCTACACGCACAGCCCATGGATGGCGTGCGTGGCGTTCCTGCCAGGCATCGCGTTCTCGGTCCGTCACCCGGTCCTCGTTGATGCGTTCGGCATGACGCTCGCCCTCGGGGCTGCGCTTATGTTGTCGGTCTGCTGGCCAATCGCCATCATGCTTGCGCTTCTGGCGGGCTGCACTCGTGAGACCGCCCCAATCTGGGCTGCGGTCTACGCATGGAACCCGCTGCTGCTGGTTGGCCTGGTGCCCGTCGGCGTCCGGTGGCTGATGCGATCTGGGCCTGATGTGCTCGATCCAAAGAACGCTTGGATCTTGGAGCATCCGATCAAGGCGTCGATCGAGTTTCACGCCGGCCGATGGACTGATCCGCTGCTGATGGTGTTGCCGTGGGGCGGCCTGCTTGCAGGGATCACCGCCTTCACCGTTCAGACCCTCGTGGCCGTCGGCCTCGGGTACTCGCAGCTGCTCGTCGCCACCGACGCCGTGCGCCTCTACCAGTGGGCCGCACCTGTTCTCGCTCTTGCCGCCGTCGCTGCCGTGCCCGCCTGGGCGCTGCCGATTGTGGCACTGACCGTCATCTTCAACCCCTGGAAGGGTCCAGGGATCTAGGAGCACCGATGATCGACAACGGCTATTGCACGCTCGCCGATCTCAAGTCGGTGATGCGAATCGTCGACAACGTCGATGACGCCATGCTCGAATCCCGCATCGAAGAGGCCAGCCGTGTCATCGATGACTACTGCGACCGCCGGTTTTACGTCGATGCAACTGCTTCTGATCGCGTCTTTGTGGCTCCGTCGTCTGACTACGTCTTGACCGACGACATCGCTTCGACCACGGGTCTTGTCATCAAGATCGATTCAGGCAACAACGGCACCTACTCGACCACGCTGACTGCGGCTGACTACCAGCTCGAACCGCTCAACGCAGTGTCAAAGGGCATGAGCATCACCCGTATCGTCGCCACCTCGCCTGGCAGGTTCCCAACCACCAAGGCCCCGGCGCCCGTCAAGATCACCGCCATCTGGGGCTGGCCTGCGATTCCCTACCCGGTCCGCTCTGCGTGCATCCTCCAGGCCGGTCGGCTGACCAAGCGTGGCGACTCGCTTCTCGGTGTGGCTGGCTTTGGTGACCTCGGCGCCATTTCTGTACGAAACATCGACCCAGACGTACAAAAGATGCTTGCGCCATACAAGACGGCCACGCTCGCATGAGCGGCTCGGCCACGCAGATCCACGACGCACTGTCGATGGCGCTCACCGCAGTTCCCGGCCTTCGAGTTGCTGACCACTTGCCCGAGAGCATCAACCCGCCAATGGCGATTGTTCAAGTGCAGAGCGTCACCTATCACCGAGCGATGCAGGGCGGTTTGTCTGAGTGGCAGTACCTCGTCGCTGTGGTCTCCGGCCGCATGGGTGATCGCTCGGCGCAACGAATGCTTGACGGTTGGATGGCGTACGACGGCAGTCAGTCGATCCGAGCCGCCATCGAGGTCGACCCGACGCTCAATGGCATCTGTCAAACCCTGCTCGTCGCCGACATGGTCTCGGTCCGTCCGCTTTCACAAGGTGACGCCGAATACCTGTCGTGTGAGTTCAACGTCACCGTTCACGCCTAGGAGGCACCGTGACCTACACCATCACCGGCCCGTTCCCGGTGCTCGATCAAGAGCCGGGCACCACGGTCACCGACGAGCAGCTCGTCGACTGCAACGTCGACTGGCTCATCGAGTCGGGCCACATCATCGCAACAACCGAGGCCGCACCGGCCGACACAACCAAGGAGGGCTGAGCCACATGGCACAGGTCATCACCAATGCAACAGTCACCATTGGAAGCGTCGACCTTTCGTCGAGCATCCGCAAGGTGACGCTGTCCACGTCGCGTGCGGAACTCGACACGACCACGTTCGGCAGCACCGCCAAGCGTCGCGTCGCCGGTCTCGCCGACAACAAGGTCAGCCTGGACTTCAACCAGGACTTCTCGGCTTCCTCGGTCGAGGCGTCGATCTACTCGCTGATCGGGACCACCACCACCGTCGTGATCAAGCCCAACGGCACCACCGCCTCGGCGACGAACCCGTCCTACACGTTCACCGCATTGGTGACCGAGTGGACGCCGCTTGACGCTCAGGTCGGTGACTTGGCATCAGCCACCATCTCCTGGCCGATCGACGGCGCCATCACGAAGGCGACGAGCTAGTTATGGCCGCCCTCATGCGTCTCCGCATCGAACCCATTCAGGGCGATGCGTATGAGGTCAACGTCACGCCCAAAGTCATCGTCGAGCTGGAGCGTCACTTCTCCAAACCGATGACCGACATACTTGGCGGCGACTCGGTGTCGTTCGAGGCAATCTATTGGGCGGCTTGGAAGGGGACCCAGATCGCTGGGCGACCGACCAAGCCGTTCGATGAATGGCTTGATGACGTCGAGACGGTTGAGCCGGTCGAAGAGGCCCGTGTCCCTTTAGAGAATCCATGACCTATCAGGTGGCGCAGATCGCTGTCGCCACCGGTATCTCTCCTCTCGACCTGCTCGAACTTGAGCCGAACATGTTCTTGGCTGTGCGCGCAGCAATCATTGAGCAGAACCGGGAACGTTCTTAGGGAGTCGTCGTGGCCGATGAGATCACCGTTGTCTTCTACGGTTACAACGATTTCAAGAAGTTGCTCAAGGAGTTTGACCCCGAGCTGCGCAAGGCCATGGACAAGGAGATTCGAGACTCGCTCAAGCCATTGGCTCGACGGGCTCAGGGAATCGTTCCAAAAGCTCCGCTGAGCAACTGGACCAAGCCACCAGCGCACCCGACTAAAGAATCTTGGAAGGGCTACAGGGTTTGGGACCCCGAGAACGTCCGCAAAGGCATCGTGATCCGCCAGGGCGGCAAAAGATTTCGGGGAAGTTCTACTTCCTCAATGTGGCGGTTTGCCAACCGAAACTCTGCCGGTTCGATCTATGAGCTGGCCGGCAGTGCCAGTTCGGGCAAGACGCCCCAGGGTCGCGCATTCATCCGCAACCTCAACGCTGCCCACGGCAAAACTTCGCGTTTGATCTGGCGGGTATGGGACAACGAAAACGCCGAGCATAAAATCGAAAATCACGTTTTCAAGACGGTCAACGAGTACGAACGCAAGCTGCAAAACGGGCTTGATCTGGCGAGGGAGGCGAAGCACTGATGGTCACAATCTCCATCGGCTCAACCCTCAACTCCAAGGGTCTCGACCAAGCGCAAAGGGAACTTGACAGCCTCAAGTCAAAAGCCGAGAGCGCATCGGGCAAGTTCTCCAAGGCCGGTTCCAACATCGCTACGGCTTTGTCGGCGATCGGTGGGGCAGTTGCTGGATTCGCCATTGATCAAACCATGAAGCTCGAGGACGCCAACGCTCAACTGGGCAACGCGTTCAAGAACGCTGGCACCTCGCTCGAGCAGCAGAAGGGCGCGCTTGACAAGGTCCAGACGAGCATGGAGAAGTACGGCTACTCCAACGCTCAGACCGCCGAGGCCGTCGGCCGCATGACCACGGTCACCGGCGACGCGAAAAAGTCGATGCACCTTATGGGCCTTGCCGCCGACATCGCCAAGAACCGTCACCTTGACCTGACCAAGGCGGGCGACTTGCTTGCCAAGACGTTGGCGGGCTCGACCACGGCCGCCAAGAAGATGGGCATCGCCGTCCCCGACTCGGTGTCAAAGATTCAAGATCCGGCGCAGAAGTCTGCCGCCATGCTCAAGATCCTCCAAGGGCACTTCAAGGGCTCGGCCGACGCAGCCGCTGGCACGTTTGCCGGCAAGATGGAAACAGCCAAGGCCAAGGTCGGCGATGCTGCCGCCAAGATTGGCGAGAAGCTCGTCCCGATGGTGATGAAGCTCGTCGACGCTTTGATGAAGGTCGGCGACTGGCTGAGCAAACACAAGGAAGTGATGATCGGCATCGCCATCGCCATCGGCTTGGCGTTGGCCGTGATGACCGTTCAATGGGTCATTGCCACCATTGCAGCCATGAGTTTCTGGACCGCTGCTACCGGTGGAATCATCATTCTCGTCGCCGCCCTCGCCGCCGGCATCATCTGGATCGTCACGCATTGGCACCAGGTCTGGCACACGATCAAGCACACCGCCAAGGCGGCATGGAAATGGGTTGACGAGAATGTCATCCAACCACTGGTCGAGGCATTCAAGAAGGCGTGGGGAGCCATCAAGGGAGCCTTCAAGGCGGTTTGGGACTGGCTGAAAAACAACTGGCCGCTCTTGTTGGCCATCATCACCGGACCAATCGGACTTGCGGTGTTGGCTATCAAGGACCACTGGAAGACCATCAAGGGATTCTTCAGCAAGGCGATTGACTGGTTCACCGGCATTTTCTCAAGCATCGGTGATGCAATCTGGGCCGGTATCAAGTGGGGACTGAACAAGGCCATCGAGGGACTTAACACCCTGATCCATGCTGCCAACAACGTCACTGGTCTGATCCCTGGCGTCGGGAGTGCCCTCCACATCCCCGACATTCCAAAACTTGCTCGAGGCGGATCGGTCAGCGCAGGCAACCCCTACATCGTCGGCGACGGTGGCGGCCCCGAGCTCTTCGTGCCATCTCAGAGTGGAACCATCGTGCCTTCGGGCAAGTTCAGCGCAGGCGGCACAAACCACGTCACCATCAACGTGCACGGCGCCGACCCGCAGTTGGTCGTCAACGCTCTGCGGACGTGGATGATGCGCAATGGCAGCTTGGCGGGGGCAGGTATCCGGTGAGCGATCCGGACCTTCTCATCAAGGTCGGGTTCAACGCAACTGCATCGACGGCTGGCGTGTTCGTGCTGGGCAGCAGCCTCCTCGGAGGCGGCGATCGACTCAAGAACATCGTCTGGACCGATGTGACCCAATGGGTCAGCGGCCAGGTCAGCGTCACTCGAGGACGCAGTCGCGAGACCGATCAGTATCAGGCGGGCACGGCGCAGTTCACGCTGCGCAACGAGGACCGTCGGTTCGACCCGTCAAACACCTCCGGGCCGTACTACCCCGGTCCCGACTTGCGCGTGCCGGTCAACATCTCGTTGATCAACGGGTACGTCATCTATGCGGGCTACGTCGAGGACATTAGCGTCGACTACGAGATCCCCAACATCTCGACGACGACGTTCACCTGCGTCGATGCGTTCTCGATCCTGGCGAACATGACCTTGCGATCTTGGAACCCGCCGGCGGGTCTGACGAGCGCAGCGGTGACCTCGGCGCTGTCTCAAGTCAGCTACGGCAACGGCACTTCGATCAGCACCGGATCGACGACGATCCAATCCACGTTGCAAGACAACGTCACGGTGCTCGATTTCTGCCAGACCATGGCGCGCAGCGAGAACGGGTACTTCTACACCGACTCGTCGGGCGTTGTGCACTTCGTCGGTCGACACAGCCGCACCTTCTCGCTTTACGCCAATTTCACCGATTCGCCAAGCGGCCAAGCCGACATCGGGTACACCTCGATCAAGCAGACCACCGCCACAACCTTGCTCTACAACGAGGTCCAGGGCACGCGCACCGGTGGAACGGCTCAGGTGGTCTCCAACTCGACAAGCAAAGCCAAGTACCTCACCAGGTCGTTGTCGCTCGGCACGTTGGAAAACGCTTCGGACACCGACGTGCTCAACCTGTGCCAATACGTTCTGGGCCGCTATGCCACGCCCGAGATCCGCTTCGACCAAATCACGATCGAGATCGCCGGGTTGAACGATTACGCGTCGTCAGCGGCAACAATTCTGGAGCTGACGCGCACCGTCTCGGTGACGCGCACGCCACCTGGTGGCGGTTCGGCGATCACGAAGCTGTGCATGATCGATGGCGTCTCGTGGGTCATCGATGTCGGTGGTTCTGCGCAAGCGACGTTCACGCTGGCATCGCTCGACACCCGGAACTTCTTCATCCTCGGGGACTCCTCGCTTGGCGTCCTTGGCACCTCGAAACTCGACTACTAAGGAGCGCCCATGCCTTCGGTGACATTCCTCGACGGGACCCCGTTGACCGCCGCACAGATGAACCAGGTCGGGCAGGACTCCGACTGGATCACCATCTCGTCGTTCTCAAACTCATGGTCGGCAGGCACAGTGACGCCCGCCTATCGCAAGGTCGGCAATATGGTGCGGCTGCGCGGACGTGTGACGGGTGGAACGGCAGGACTGACGGCATTTGCGCTGCCGAGCGGCTACCGGCCACTGACGACGCTGACACTGGCGACCTCAACGGTCGCCGCAACCAACTCGGTGCAGATCGACACCAGCGGAAACGTGCAGCCGACGGCCAGCGCCAACACCTCGCTGGACAGCATCTCTTTCTACGTCGACTGATCGGGGATGATCATGGGCAGCCCATTGCGGCGCCTGCTCGCCCGTGTAACGGCCCTGTGTGTCGCTCTGAGCGCTTGTGTGCTTGGGTCGACAGCAGCGGTCGAGAACGCGTCAGCAAGCCAATCAGCGCCCTCTCAGTGGTTGCGTCTCATCGACGTGAGCAACTGGCAGCCGACTATCAACTGGAACCAGGTGGCGCAGTCGGGCATCGTCGGCGCGTACATCGAGTTCGGCGATGGCAACTGGTCATCGCCTACCTTCCAAGCGCAGAGTCAAGGCGCAGCAGCTGCTGGCTTGTCGTGGGGGGCTTACTATTTCGCCCGCCCAAACTCTACCGATCCGACCGTTTCGGCTGATCGGTTCATGGCCGCCGCCAACGCTGGCAACCTGCCGCCCGTGCTCGACCTCGAGGACTCGACCGTCTCGGGCCCGCAAGCGTCTTGGTGGGCGCAAGTGTTCCTTGGCAGGTGCAGTTCACTCGGTGGTCGAGTGCCGACGATCTACACGGGCGCCTACGCATGGAGCAACGATTCAGCCTTGAGCGCATGGCCGCTCTGGCTGGCCGCCTACCCGTGGGGTTATAACCCGGTCCCG